TAAGACCATCACTTGCAGAGCCAAAGGCAATCTGTCGGTTGCTGCCGTGAGATCTAAAGAGTATAACTCTTTAGGGTTTCTGGCCAGTAGCCGCTCAAGTGGAGCAGTTTGGTTAAACGTACCATCCTGTGGTATGTTTCTCAATACAGAGAATAAGAACTTATGTAACGGATAGAGAGCCCACTGAGTGGGTGCATCTACCATTGCAAAAATTCTTACTTTACCTGCTGGCTCTTCTTTAGCATGCAGTTTACCGATCGCCCCTGGTCGGCCGCCTAGAAGGATCCCTGAAGACTCCGCCGCCTGAACAAGTTCTATGATCGCTTGGTTGTTGCTTTTCAGCAACACGGTCATAAAAGCTTGCCAGATGGCCGGTTTTCCCCTAAGGGCTTGGAGTGATTTCAGGATATTATGTGGATGTGTTGAGTAATTACTTGACCCAAACACAGATTCTTTAATCATACCTGGTGCAGCTTTCCAAATTAGGAAAGGTGCGAATCCCCCCTCCATGTACTCTCTGGCATTTCTGCCATTAAGTGCAAGGATAAGGAATTCCTCTATGTAACCGAACATAGAATCAAGTACTCCATGATCTCCAGTGAAGCCTTTCGTGATTGTTTCTAAGTTAGGAGTTCCCGGGAATTTAATGTCTCGGTAGACATTAAGAATGGTTGAAACCATTTTCATAACCCGAGTATCCGCTTTTCTTAGCTCCACTCGTAGTATTCTTGGAATTACCCGAGGCATGCCCCGGTTAGTTCTAGAAACTCGTAGTTTAGCTACTTTCCCTGAGTCTGGAAGGATATATCCTCCCAGGGACTGTTGGAAAAGAACGAAACAACCTTTGAGATACAAGGTTAGGCCTTTAAGACCCATTCTTTTTCGAAGAAACGCAAATCGACTAACGATTAGAACAATTGCAAAAAGTTTACTTTTAGATAAGGACACTCCCGCTACGGTAACCACCGATTGGATGGTTTTCCGTAGGAGAGGCTGGGCTTTTACACCCAGCATGGCATTAAAGTTCCCGGTGATAATCGTTGGCAATCTACCGAAGTGAGAGAATATTTTTAATGAAATTTTCATAATTATATTTCTTACTTAGGTTTTTATGTGAGGCTTCTGCCATAGCCTTATGGGGCATTATTGAGATCGCATCGTCCGCATCTCAGGACGAGTCTCTCTAGTCACCCACGTAGGACTATGATTGGACGCCGTCCCTGCTGTTTACCCTCCTTTTGGGAGGCAGCAGTTTCGGTATAACTGTCCAGTCTGCAGG